ATTTTGGTGGCGATAAGACATCTACAAGTGGAACATTTACAATTCAGTTTCCAACAGCCGATGCAAGTAACGCTATACTACGATTAGCATAGGAGAAAATAAATGGCTTTAGTCATTAATGATCGTGTAAAAGAAACAACAACCACTACGGGCACGGGCGCTGTATCGCTTGGTGGCGCTGTAACTGGTTTTGAAACTTTTGCTGCTGGTGTTGGTAATAGTAATACAACGTATTATGCTATTGTACATCAAACAGCAAATGAGTTTGAAGTAGGTTTAGGAACACTAGATGGTGATAGTTCTGATCTTACACGTACAACAGTCATATCTTCTTCTAATAGTGATAGTGCTGTTGATTTTGCAGCAGGCACAAAAGATGTTTTCTGTACAATTCCAGCAAGTAAATTAATATTTGAAGATGCTAATAATGATGCGACTGTAGGTCGTAACTTAACAGTTACTGGAGATTTAACAATTTCTGGTGATGATTTAACTATGGCAACCAATACTAGTGGTGCCGCTCTTATTGCAGATGGTTCAAATTTTAATCCTGTAGTTATATCCGGTGACGTTAGTATAGCCACAAATGGAGCAGCGTCATTAGCGGCGGCACAAACAAATATTACATCAATTTTAGCAACAGACGTTAAAATTGGTGAAGATGATCAAACAAAAATAGATTTTGAAACTGCTGATACAATTAATTTTTATGCAGGAAATGAAAAACAATTAATACTTACAGACGGTGCTTTAACACCGGGAGCTGATAACATACTTGACCTTGGTAGTAGTAGTCTTGAATTTAAAGATGCATATTTTGATGGCACTGTAACAGCGGATGCTTTTGCAGGTCCTTTAACTGGTGATGTAACTGGTAATGTATCTGGCACTGCAGCTACAGTAACAACTGCGGCTCAGTCAAATATTACTTCTTTAGGAACACTAACAACTTTAACAGTAGATAACATAAGAATTAACGGAACAACAATTGGACATACTGATGATACAGATTTAATTACTTTAGCAGATGGTGTTGCAACTGTGGCAGGTGAAATATCTGTAACCACTTTAGATATAGGTGGCACAAATGTAGCGGCAACTGCTGCTGAATTAAACATCATGGATGGTAACACATCTGCAACCTCTACTACTTTAGCAGATGCTGACAGAATGGTAATTAATGATAATGGAACCATGAAACAAGTAGCTGTAACAGATATGACTACTTACATAAATTCAAACGCAAGCTTTGCAAGTAAAGGCTTCGCCACGGCAATGGCAATTGCCTTATAGTGTATAAAGGTGTATAGGAGATAATATGGCACAAGATTTTGAATCCAACGGAGCAAGAGTAACAAACTCAGCTACAACAATTTACACATCTAACTCAGATGATGCAGTTGTTGGATTAAGATTAGCTAACATATTAACTGCGGCTGTAACAGTGGATGTTTATATTACAGAGGGTGGTTCAACAGATCGCTATATTGTAAAGACTTTAAGCATACCTCCGGGAAGTAGTGTAGAATTGATTCAAGGTGGATCTAAGCTAGTGCTTCAATCGGGTGATGTAGTCAAAGGTTTATGTGGAACAGCTAACGGCATTGATGCGTGGATTAGTGTAGTTGACGCAATAAGCACATAGGAGATAACATGACGACAGAAGTAGGCGGACCAATTTATATAGGAGATACTCCGGGTGGAGAATCTTTTCCAGAATATGATTCTACTATTGATAAAAATCAAATAGTGAAGAATTCTGTTGTGGCAGGTCCAATAACAATAAACGCAACTATAACAGTTGAAGGAAACTTAGTGGTAGTATAATGGCAAACATTGAATTAGACGGTGCAAATAAAAAGATAAAAGTAGATTCTGGTGATTTAACTTTAGATGTACCGGGTGATATTATATTAGATGCTGATGGTGCAGACTTAGTATTTGCAGATGGCGGAACTAATATTTTAAAAGTAACTAATAGTTCTTCTGATGTAGTATTTCAACCACAAGTAGATGCAAAAGACCTTAAATTTAATCAATATGATGGAAGAACATTATTAGAAGTTAATGATGGTGGATTTGTTGCTATTGCAAATGGTGCAACTGGGCCGGGTCAATTAAGACTATATGAAGATACTGATAACGGAACAAACTATTCAGCATTCCAAGTGGGTACTCAATCTGGTGATATAACTTATACATTACCTACAGCCGATGGCTCTAGTGGACAAGTATTAAGCACTAATGGAAGTGGAACTTTAAGTTGGGCAACAGCTAGTTCTGCTGACCCAAGTTCTGCTGACGGAGACTCGCTTGGCACAGCTTCATTAGAATGGTCGGATTTATATTTAGCAGATGGCGGTGTAGTTTATTTTGGTAATGACCAAGACGTAGCTTTGATTCACAATGCTGACAAAGGATTAAAATTAAAATCAACAGCTACTTCAGATGACACACCCGCAATATTTACATTACAAACAGGTGACACAGATATTGGTGATGCTGACGTTATTGGTAAAATAGAGTTTCAAGCACCAGATGAAGGTTCAGGCACAGACGCAATATTAGTTGGCGCAGCAATACAAGCAGTTGCAGTTGGAGATTTTTCTAGCAGTGCAAACGCCATGGAATTACAATTCATGACAGCAGAGTCTGCAACAGCTAGTGCTAAAATGCGTATTAGAGGCGATGGTAAAGTTGGTATAAGCCCAGATGGTAATGCACCAGATTTAGGAACAGGATTACATATTAGAACATCTGACTCTTCAGTCTCAAGTGTAGCAGGTGGTATGGATGAGTTAGTTTTAGAAAATGGAAGTGCTAACTGTGGATTAACTATTTGTACTGCTAATGATGCTTTAGCTAGAATTGCTTTTGCTGACCCACAAGATAACGGTGCAGGCGGTATTGATTACGACCATGGCTCTAATATGTTCAAAGTGATTGCCGCAGGATCTGGTAATCTTTTTGTACAAAGCGACAGAGTAGGAATAGGAACGGGTGGTAATACCGATGATGCAAGACTTCATCTTGAAACGCCAAACCAACAAAATTTAAAATGTCAAAGACCGGGCACAAGTAGTGCAGGTCATATAATTTTTGTAAATGATAACGGCACTGTTGGAGAAATTTTCTCTAATGGTAGTTCTACAACTTACAATACATCATCAGATTATAGACTAAAAGAAAATGTAGATTATACTTGGGATGCAACATCAAGACTTAAACAACTTAAACCTGCAAGATTTAATTGGATTGCAGATGATACAAATACTTTACAAGATGGTTTTTTAGCACACGAAGTTTCAAGTATTGTTCCAATAGCTGTCAGTAAAACTAAAGACGCAAAAAAAACTTTAACAAATGTAGTATTGAATGCAAGTGGTAAAGTTATAAATAGTAAAATTAGTAAAGATGACTGGGAACATGGAAAAAAAGAAGATGAGGATGGTAATAGAGTATTTCCTGTTGATTCTACTTGGGAAGCCAGTAAAGAAGTACCAGATTATCAAACAATAGATGAATCAAAACTTGTTCCATTACTTGTAAAAACAGTTCAAGAACTTGAAGCACGAATTAAAACGTTGGAGGATGCATAATGGCAGAGATTCGTATAAATTCAACTGGAGGATTAAAGCTCTATGACGCTGATGATTCACATTACGCACAAATAGTAGCCGGTACTATTACATCGAATGTTGACGCTATTACATTAGGACACGATACAGTTACTATTGCTGATAATTTATCTTTAGGATCAGACTCAGCTATTCTTAAAATAGGTGCTGATGGTGATGCTACATTAACACATGATGGCACTACTGGATTAACTATTGCCGCAACACCAATATCAATAGATTCTACTGGAGAGTTACATTTAAACTCAACTACTGGTGATATCAAACTTCAAGATGGTGGAACAGACCAAATTGCTTTTGACTTAGATGGTACAGCAGGTGAAGTTATAATGAAACCAGCAGTAGATTCTGATGATTTAGTTATTTCACAATATGATGGAACAGAAGTAATTCGTATTGAAGATAATGCTAGCTTAGGACTGGTTGGTAATAAATTAAGTATTGCAAATTCTTCAAGTGATGTAGTTATAAAACCACTTACAGATGCTAAGGATATTATTTTCCAACAATATGATGGTACTGTTGTTGCAACAGTAGAAGATAATGCAACTTTTAATATACCTGCTTCTAAATTAGCAATAGGTGGAACTGCGGTTACAGCGACTGCGGCGGAGTTAAATCTTTTAGATGGTGGAACTTCTGTGGGTTCTTCAATTACATTAGCTGATGCTGATGGTTTTGTAGTAAATGATGGTGGCACGATGAAAACTATTCCGGCAACTGACGTTTCTACTTATGTTGGTGATGCAATTTTAACACAAGTAGCAACAATAAATGAAACGAGTGCTACTGGTGCTTTAACTTTTGCAAGTTGTTTTACATCTACTTATAGAAATTATTTTGTAGTTTTTGATGATATTCAAGTAGCAACAAATGGTGCAGATATAAATATGCTTTTTCACTATGGTGATTCTAATGGTAATGATTCTACAAATCATAACTATCAAAACATTATGAGATATCCGGGAACAACTGATACAGCAGGAGAAGGTAATGGTAATGATATTAAATTTATTCAAGCACAAAAAGCCGCCGCAGGATGTTTTGTTCATGGTGTTATGTATGTATTTCAACCTTTAAATCAAACTGATGGTGTTACAGCAGGGATAATACATTCAAACAGTAACACAAATAATAGTGCAGGTGCTCAAATGACAGTAACATCTTTTAATATGCCAGAGTCTGGTACTAATAGTGCTTATACAGGTTTTCAATTTGCCGCTTCTTCAGGAAATATTGAAGGCAGAGTAACAGTTTACGGAATAAAAAACCCAGCGTAGGATAAAAGTATGACACAAATAACAACACCAGAAGGAAGAAGAGAAATGACAGCTCAAGAACAAGCTAATTATGATGCTAGACAAAAAAGATGGGCTGATGCTAGTGCTTCTAGAAAACTTGCTGAAATAAAACAAATTAGAAATCAAAAACTTCAAGCAACAGATTGGATGGCTAATTCTGATGTGACAATGAGCGATGCATGGAAAACTAAAAGACAAGCATGGCGCGACATCCCGCAAAACAACAGCA